CCGTTTTACAAAACGCTAAAGGCCTGAGAATCTTTTGCCCCTAGGGGCGCAGTTTTTTGCATAAGATAAGGACATGATACAAAATGCCAGGACCACAAAAAGGGCAAGGCGGCCGACCGCCGAAACCGCTGGCAATGCACATCGCAGAAGGCACGTACAACGCAACGCGGCACGCCGACAGAAACGAAGTGCACGCTGACGGCGAGGCTATCGACTTGATCGGGCTAGAATCGATTTGGCCACATGGCGCCAAGTTGTTCGGCGACCTCGTCGAGCGACTCAGCCAGCACGGGTTTGCCACCGGTTTGGATTCGGCGAACCTTTCGGCGATGTGTTACTGGTGGGGCGAGTTCGTGGCGATATCAACGGCCGAACCGCTAGCATCTCAGCAAGCCGAGGCGTCGCGTCAGATACGGAAAGATAAAGCCTTCACCCAGTTCGCGAAGATCGCAGGCCAGTACGGGCTGAGCCCGACGGCGAGGGCAAGCCTCAACGAGTCAGCACCAACGGCCGAAACAAATCCATTCGAGCGGTTCCTTGAAGCCAGCAAGCGATTATCTTGATACGCATTACCAGCAACGCCGAAAAGGTTACCGACTACGTCGACAGCGTAATCTCTGGCAGGCGTACAGCCGGAAAGTTAGAGCGGCACGCGTGTGAACGCTATCAAGCGGACCTTAAAGCCTTGGATTCTCTCGGTTTAGTTTTCGATCAGCAGATCGCAAGCAAAGCCTGCGACTTTTTCCCGCTATTATGCCACTCAACCGGTGAATACGACGGCCAGCCGTTCAATTTAGCACCGTTTCAGCGGTTTATTATCTGGAATCTGTTCGGTTTCAGACGAAAACAGGACAATTTAAGGCGTTTCCGTAGGGCGTTTCTGAGTATGGCGAGGGGAAATGGCAAGAGCCCGTTTGCCGCGGCGCTATTGTTGCTGCTTTTCGGCTTCGATTTCCCTGCCGAGCCGCGGGCTGCATGTTATGTGGTTGCTACGAAGCGCGATCAGGCGCGGATCGTGTGGGATGAGGTTCGTCGGTATGTCGAAAAGAATAGCGAATTGCGGCGGATGGTTAAAATCTTACGGTCCAACCTGTCGATACCTGCGAATGGCTCAACGTTAGAGCCGCTAGGTTCCGACTCAAAGACCAAGGACGGACTTATTCCACACGGGATAACGCTGGACGAACTACACGCCTGGTCGCATTATCATGTTGAGCTATACGACAAGCTGATAACAGCGATGGGCAAGCGGCGGCAACCGCTAATGATTTGCATCACAACGGCCGGGAACGAAAAGTCCGTGGTATGGCTCGAACAATACAATCGAGCGGTTGACGTGGTGACGCCGGGCGAGGCAATAAAATCAGAGGATCAGTTTGTTTGGATAGCCGAAATCGACGCCGATGACGATCCGCTAGATGAGGCCGTCTGGCCGAAGGCTAACCCGTTGCTAGAATCTGGCGTGGTCAAGGCGGACTATCTAAAATCAGCGGCGGCCGAGGCGAGAGGCAACGCGGCGGCGCTGAGTTCATTTACCCGATACCATTGCAATCGTCAGGTGACGAGCGTCGACAAGTTGCTACCGGCCGAACTGTGGGCAATGGGCGGCGGTGAGTTGCCAGATCTCACCGGCCGAGAATGCCACGCGGGTTTTGATTGGGGTTGGCGAGACGATCTGACGGCGCTAGCTATGGTATTTCCGCTGGACGCGGTAGAGGTCGACGTATCTACGACCAGCGAGGCCGGCGACACAACCGAAGCAAAAGAGCAGCGGCGGCGATACGCGGCTATAGTTCGCGCTTGGTGTCCAGAGCGGGCGCCGCGAGATTTAATGGCCGAACCGTGGGCCGGTTGGGTCAAAGCCGGCTGGCTGACAATTACGCCAGGCGATACGACGGACACGGCGGCAATTTACGCCCAGCTAAAACAAGACGCGGCGACATATGGGATCAAGACGATAGCAATGGACCCGAACAACTGCCGCGAGTTTGGCAGTCAGGTTAAGGGGCTGTTTGGGATCGAGCCGTTTTGGTTTGGTCAAACAAACTACAAGTTCAACGAGCCGACTCGCGAACTAGTGCAGGCGCTACGTGAAAAGAGAATTCAGCACGGCGACAATGGACTGTTGTCTTGGGCGGCATCTAACCTCGTCGTTGAGCAGGATACGCGTGAATACATTAGGCCAGCGAAAAAACAGGCCCGAGACAAAATTGATCCGGTCGTGGCGCTGATCATGGGGATCAGCGAATGCCAGTTTGCCGAAAAGGGGCCGGATAATCCATATATGGTCAGCAGTGACAACGCGAGCTTAATACTATGAACAAAACAGCACCAACAATTACCACGATATCGGTCGATGCAAACGGCGTATTCGAGGCACCACAGGCGAGTCACCTAGACGGCGATATGGGATGGTCTGACGGTGGCGCGTTCGGCGCAGGCCGTACCGACTCAGGCGAGCGGGTGAGCCCGTCGACGGCGATCATGCACGGGCCGGTCTGGCAGGCGATTAACATTCTGGCCGGCGACGTTGGACAAATGCCAGTCCACAAAATGCGGCGTAAAGGTCGCGAGATCAGCAAAGACCGGCGGCACGCGGCCGAACGGTTACTAGTTGATGAGCCGAACGGCTGGCAAACACCGAGCGAGCTTAAAGAGTTCCTCATGCAATCGGCGCTACTTTGGGGAAACGGCATTTGTGGAATTGTGCGAGACCAGACACGCCGGCCAATTGGGCTAATCCCGTTTATGCCGAATCGCACACGGTACGACAGGCTGGGCGACGGGTCGCATTGGATCATGACAAGGCTAGGCGGGGCACGCGATGAGGAAACGGCAGTGCCCGCTAGCGATACGATTCACCTGCGCGGGTTAGCATCCGACGGGTTCTGGGGATTGTCTGCGGTCGATGTCGCCAGAAACGTTATCGGCCACGGCCTCGCATTAGAAAAACACGGAAACAAAACGTTTAAGAACGGCGCGACACCGTCAGGCGTATTGCGGACAGAGGCGACAATCGACAACGAGGTACGGCGGCGGATGCGGGACGAGTGGCAGCAGGTGTATAGCGGCAGCGACAACGCCGGGCGGGTGCTGATCTTGCAAGGCGGCCTCAGCTACGAACCTATTAGCATGAGCAACGCAGATGCCCAATGGTTAGAAGCGAGGAAAGTTGACCGCGAGTTTATAGCTTCGATCTTCAATGTGCCGGCGTTTAAACTCAACGCGTTAGACAACGGATCTGTTCGCGGGAATCTAGAGGAACAGAATAAAGACTACTTTATGACTAGCCTGGCGAGGTGGACAAACAAGCTGGCCGAAGAATTCCGGCGCAAGCTGCTGACGATCCAAGAACGCAAAAGCGGGAACCATTTCTTTCGTTGGTTCCCCGAGGCGTTCTTGCGGGGCGATACAGGAACAAGGTTTGCAACGTACGCCACCGCAATCGGGGCGCGGATCATGAGCCCGAACGAGGCCCGCGCGAAAGAAGACCTCAACCCGTACGACGGCGGCGACGAGTTTCTCAACCCAGCTATCGATACGATACCAGAGGGCGGCGAGGCGGCCGAGGTAGACGAAGTGGCCGAGGTAGACGAAGCGGCCGAGGCGATCGAGTCCCTAATTAAAACGCAAGTGGCGGCGCTACTGTCGGCCGAGGTTCAGAGAACCGGAAGGATGGCACGCGACCCGGCAAAGCGGCAACAATTGAAAGAGTTTTACACGGCCGACCGTTTCGAGGCGTTCGCCGAACCGTACCTGGCTGCGTCGGTTGGCGTTGCGCGTTTAACGTTCCAATCGGCACGGTGGCGCGACGCGATCCAGCGGCACGCCGGCGAGTCGTTGACATCCTGGTTATCAGACGCATCGGCCAGGCAGACAATCGCGGCACGGTGCGACCAACTAACACAAGATATTCTTGGGGAACAAAAGAAATGAACGAGCTATTTATTTATGACGTTATTGGCGAGGATATTTTAGGCGAGGGCCTCACGGCGAGAACCGTACAAAATGAATTGTCCGAAGTGGAACGCGGCAGCGAAATTATGCTGAGGATTAACTCGCCAGGCGGCGACGTGTTCGAGGCCGAGGCGATTGTATCGATGCTAAGCGATTATCAAGTATCGGCACGCATCGACGGGGTAGCGGCATCCGCGGCAAGTTATATCGCGGCACATGCGAGGTCTGTAGAGATTTCTGACGGCGGGTTTTATATGGTCCATAATCCATGGACGATTACAATTGGCGACGCGGCCGAGCATAGTAGAACCGAGCGACTGCTAGAAAAGCTGACGGCGAGTTTGGCGAAAGCGTACGCATCGAAAAGCGGGCAGGCAATTGCGGACGTTCGCGAATGGATGGACGAGGAAACGTGGATGACCGCTGACGAGGCGTTCGGCTACGGGCTGGTTGACCAAATAACAGAGACACGCGCGGCGGCGTGCGCGGTGCCGGCCGAGTTTGGGTATCGCAATCAACCGTTATCGCCGATTGCCAGACCAGCG